ATCGAAACAGTTCATAAAAGACATGGAAAAATTTGTAAAGTGAGGTTGTGATGACGAACTCACCGCGACAAGAAATCTTTACGATGTGTCGGCAAGCGGCGGTGCGTGTACTGGGAGAATCTTCTGTATTCGACTATTTGCCCGGGAAAGAAGCAGGGTATCCCTTTGTTTTTATTGGGGAACAATATGGTGGGGACATTCCATACAAGAACGTCGTCACCGGCGATTGCACGCAGACTATTCATGTCTACCATAATGATCCCGGCAAGCGAGGATCTACACAGAATATGATGGATCGTGTGCTGTATGAGGTTCGAAAAGTGAAGCATACGCGGACATTTTATATCGAATTGATAGACACGCGCACACAGATGCTGACAGACAACACGACAAGCACGCCGCTTTTACATGGTGTGCTTGAACTACGATTTAAATTTTACTAGGAGGGAAAAATGGCACAAGCAAAGCAAGGGAAAAAGATCGTCTTATTGTGGCGTTTGCTGAAAGACGCGGCGGAAAAAGAAGGAACACTGATGCTCTTCCAAACCGAACACAGCACGGAAAAGAGCCGGGATGGCGATTCCATTATCACAAAAACGGGGACTATCCGAAAACCGGGCGAGTTAGAAGAAGAAGTTCCTTTCACCTCGCTTGCGGCGGTGGATGATCCCGTCATTGACTTTTTGGATACCGCGATTGATGAAGGCGAACTATTGGAGCTATGGGAAGTAGACATGAACAAAGAAGCGACAGGAGGAAAATATCCTGCGAAATATCGCCAAGGTTACTTGACGGAACTGTCGAAAGCGGCGAACGCAGAAGATGAGGTAGAAATCTCCGGCACTTTTGCTACCAACATGAAAGCACAATCCGGGGAAGCTACGTTCTCATTTGACCAGATGGAAGCGGTTCAGTACCAATTCCGCGACACAATAAAGGTAACGGAAGGCGAAACAGGAGACGAAACAGGAGACGAAACAGGAGACGAAACAGGAGACGAATAGGAGGGGCAACCCTCCTTTTTTTCATAAGGAGAAAATATGCAACTGAAAATTGGAGAAAAAGAATACCCTATTATCTTAGGATTTGACGCGATTAACTATTTGGACGAAGTGTATTACTTCGAGGTGAATGGCATAAAGTTGGCGCAAGGTGTGAAGATTGTCATGCAGTATCTCATGGACGAGAATCCGGTTGCGCTCTATCACATGATTAAAGCCGGCACGTCTACGGAATCGCAAAAGCCGTCTAATGCTGACATTGAAGCTTTTATCTCAGAACTGGGTGAGAAAAACAAACTACAGAAACTGTTCGGGGAGATGATTGAGGAGTTAAAAAAGCAACCTCTTACCAAACACACCGCCAAAGCGCTGGTAAGAGAAGCGGAAAAGGCGGAGGAAGCAGCCGCAACGCAGGATTAAGCTATTTTGAGATTTTAGCGGAGTGCAAGCGAATGTATCCAACAATGTCGATGCTGGAGGTGCGGAGGACGACGATTGCAGACTTTGAAGTGATGAAGCAGGCGTACGCACTATCGCAGGTAGACCGCATCCTGATGGCTACGATACAAGCATGGCAGAGCGGACAGGTGCAGGCTACTGACAAAAAGGGCAGGCCAGTCTATCGAAAGATGAAACAGCTTTTCGACTACGAACGAGAACTGGAGCGTGTCCGAGCCGGCGCACGACCGGAAAGTGGAATGAAGAATCGAACGGGCTTGGAATTAGCAGCGAAAGCCAATCGGGAGGTGAAGCGAAATCATGGCTGATTATAATGTGACCGCAATATTTAGCGCCAATATATCGAAGTTCAAAGCGGGCGTCAAAGAAGTATTAGGCGAATCCGAAAAACTGAAACGACTCACTGAGCTTAATGCACAAGGTATAGGCAGCACCTTACAAGGACTTGGAAAAGGGCTCACGATTGGATTGACGGTGCCTTTGGTAGGCGCCAGTGTAGCGAGTGGGAAATACGCCATGAAATTTGAATCGGCTATGGCTGGTGTACGAAAAACCACCGATTTGACGGATGCAGAGTTTGCGGAAATGACGCAGACAATCCGTGACATGGCCAAAGAACTCCCGACATCAGCGAACGAAATTGCGAGGGTCGTGGAAGCGGGTGGACAGCTGGATATCCAGAAAGAAAACATGGTAGACTTTGCCCGGGTCATGATCGACCTGGGAGAATCCACGAACTTGGGATCTGATGAAGCCGCTACATCACTGGCGAGACTTGCGAATATCACCCAGATGCCGCAGACAGAGTTTAGGCGACTGGGATCGACCGTTGTTGACCTTGGAAATAACTTCGCCACGTCAGAATCCGAGATTGTCGACATGGGACTGCGTTTGGCTGGTACAGGAAACCTGATTGGTCTGTCAGAAGCGCAGATAATGGCGCTGGCTACCTCGATGACCTCTGTCGGAATTAACGCCGAAGCGGGGGGTTCCGCTTTCTCGCGTGTCATGCAGAAGATGAACACTGCAGTTGTTTCCGGCGGTGAAGAACTGGAAGGCTTTGCAAGAGTTTCCGGCATGAGCGCGGAAGAATTTGCCGCGACGTGGCAATCTGACCCGCAGGAGGCGATCACGGCATTTATCAAAGGACTTGGTAATGCGCAAGACAGTGGAGAAGATATCATCTCCATGCTGAAAGAATTAGGCATCAACGGCATACGCGAGACGGACACCTTGCAGCGCCTTGCAGGCGCAGGAGACCTTCTGCATTCTGCGTTTGAGACCGCGAATACCGCATGGGAAGAAAACACGGCGCTGGCAGAAGAAGCGGGTCTGCGATATGAAACCATGGAATCGCAGCTGGCAATGGCGAAAAACACGTTGGTCGATGCTGGGATAACCATCGGGAAGGTTGTTGCACCGATGTTTGTGAGTGTCGCGAAAGCAGTAGCGCGGATAGCGGATGCATTTTCCAATTTATCGCCGGGCGCTCAAAAGGCGATCATCGCATTTTTAGGAATCCTTGCAGCTCTCGGACCAGTGATTTTTATCATTGGAACTTTGGCGAAAAAATTCAATGCAGTAGTGTCGGTTGTAAAAAATGTTGGTAAGGCCATTGGTTTTTTAGCGTCGCCGATCGGCATAGCAATTGTCGCTATTGCTGCTATCGTGGGTGTAATAATCTATCTTTGGAAGACGAACGAAGGTTTTAGAAATGCGGTCATCGGTATTTGGGAAGGCATCAAGTCGGCCATCTCTGGTGCGGTTGAAACGATTAAGACCGTAGCGTCCAACGTATGGGAGTCTGTGAAGGAACGATGGACAGCCTTTGTCGATACCGTGAAAGCGATCTGGGAAGGAATACCGGAGTTTTTTGCCGGACTATGGGAAGGCATAAAGCTCGGAGCAATAAACCTGTGGACATCCGTGACAGAAGCTTGGTCGGCAGCGGTGGAAGGCATCAAGACGATGTGGAATAACATCGTCACATTCTTTACCGAATTATGGGAAAGCATCAAAACAACTGCTGCAACTGCATGGGGAGCAATATCCAATGCGGTTATGGGTTTGATCGGTCCTTTTATCGAATCAATTCAAAGTTCATTCGCAAGAACAAAAGAAGCACTTGGTGTAATCTGGGAGAATATCAAAACCGCCGCTGCAGCAGCATGGGAGCTGATAAAGAATGTAATCATCGGTCCGGTGCTGGTGCTTCTACAGGCGCTGACAGGTGACTGGGAGGGCGCAAAGTCGTCGCTCACACAAATCTGGGATAACATCAAAAGTGCCGCCTCCACGATTTGGGAATCATTGAAAAACTCGGTTATAACCATCGTCACGACTTTTGTGACAAACCTCAAATCACAATTCGAGGGGATGAAGCAATCCGCGATTAATATTTGGGAAGCGTTGAAATCTGGCGTTGTCAAGCTTGCTGAAAACATTAAAACTGGCGCGATTAACGCGTGGAATGCGATTAAAACTGGTGTAGTAAATGCAGCAAATGCACTCAAAACTGGTGCAATCAATGCGTGGAACTCACTAAAAACTAGTATTGCAAATTTAGTCAACAACATCAAAACCAGTGTGACAAACGGCTTTAACAACGCAAAAACAGCAGCAATTAATGCGGTCACGACTCTTGTAAACCGTGTAAAGACAGGCTTTACGGATATGCTAACAAAAATTCGAACAACCATTACTCAGCTACCGACAACGATACGAAACGGGTTCAATCAAGCAATCAACGCCGCACGAAGTTTTGTAAGTTCAGCGATTTCTGCCGGCCGGGATTTGATCCTGGGCTTTGTTCAGGGTGTAAAAAACGCTGCAGGCAGACTGATCGAGTCGGTGAAAGGCGCCATAAGCGGCGCAATCCAAGGTGCGAAAAACCTATTGGGTATCCGTTCTCCGTCTCGCGTGTTTATGAAGTTCGGGCAACAGACGGATGAAGGATTTGCGAAAGGGATCGAGCGCTTTGCCAATCGGCCTGCAGGTGCAATGGAAGACATGATCGGAAATGTCGTGAAATCTTTTGATACAATCGATTTTGATTTGTCGGATCGACTGCAGCCGATGAACGCATCTGTAAATCGTGAGATGGACCATATTATCAACGATAACCGCAATAACAAGCAACCGGTGGAATTGAACTTCACACTCGGCCAACGACAATTCCGCGCTTTCGTGGAAGATATTTCGAGTGTGCAAGGCAAAGACATCCAACTGGAAGAACTGTACGGATTTTAGAAAGGGGGTTGCATGAAACAATACAGATTTACCGATACGATACAGCCCCCCGTCTATGATCGGGTAGGCATTGAAATCATGATCGATGGCGTGACGCTGGAGCGCGCCATCGAAGGGTATCAGACGCTAACGGTGCAAGGACGCGAACTGGTCGGTCGAGATATTGAGTCCAGAAACTACAAGACGATCCGAGCCGGGAAGAAAACGCAGACTTCAAGAAATTATCGCGCTTCTTTAGCGCCCAATGTGCTGATGAGTAGTAATTTTACTTCTCGTACGCTCATTATCGCCTATGAACTGCAAGCGCCCAATGAGTGGGAATTTCGGAGGTTGTGGGAGCAGATGAACTTGCTCATAAACAAAGAGGAAATCCCGATCAGTTTTTCGGACGATCCCGACTTTTACTATATCGGCACGCTTTCGCAGATTGAAGAAGTGAACCCCGACAGCAACCACGTGCACTCATCTTTCCAAATCGAGTGTATGAATCCTTTCAAATATCGCAAGCAGGAACAGACGTGGTCTTTCTTCACGGCAGCGGACTTTCCGCAAGTCGCCGAGTACCCGGTCGTAATTGAAGAAGTGCGCATCACCCCACGCGCGTCGGCGCCACATATACGGATTTCAAATGACGCGACGGGAAGTTTCTTGCAAATTGATAGAAATATAGCTGCGGGAACGGATGTGATTATCGACCTAATTAATGCCGAAGCGCATACATCGGCGGGTCTTGATCTTATGCCGTATCACAATGTTTTTTCGGACTTTGAGGACTTTTCGATTGAACTGGGCGAACGCGTGTCCACAAATATCGCCGCTGATGTAGCGATAACCTACCGCAGGAGGATGCTCTGATGCTGATCCTTTTTGATCATCAAGAACAGCCGATCGGTCGCCTGACTTCGCGCTCGCTGATAAGTTGCGTGCAAACAGAGCCCCTAAACGGACTGGTGATGCTCGACTTTACAGTGGACTATGAAAGCATTGATGCTATGGATGAAGTGTCCTATGTGGCACACAAAGACGCGGTAAATGCGAACGCAATCCAGATGTACAAAATTCTTACGTCCATGCCCGACAATCAAGGAATGACCTATCAGGCCTTGCATATCGTACACGATGATATGAAAGGATACGGCTATATCCGAGAACGTGCGCTGGGCGGCGTGCAGGCAGGCGCCGCGCTATCCGTTGCACTTGAAGGCAGCCGCTGGCAAGTAGGTCGTGCAGATCCGACCGCAGCGGGCAGCGTGCATTTTTACGACAATTCAAGGCAAGAGTGCATCACGAAAATCCTTGATACGTGGGATGTGGAGCTGGGGTATCGCATCGTCTTTACCGGCAACCAAATCACCGGTCGCTATATCGACTTGTACGCCCGCCGGGGCGTTGAGACAGGTAGACGATATGCCTACGGCCGCGGCGCTCTGGAAGTGGTGCGTGAAGAGTCACAAGCAGGGCTGTATACTGCGGCGATTGGACGTGGCAAAGGCGAACAAAAGTTCGATGACGAAGGAGCGGCTACAGGCGGTTTCGGACGGAGAATCAATTTTTCCGATGTCGTGTGGTCGAAGGCAGCGGGTGATCCGGTAGATAAGCCCGCAGGGCAAGAATATGTAGAAATTCCCGAAATGACCGCGCAGTTCGGCTACTCAGACGGTTCTCCACGGGTGAAAGTCTGTGTGTATCAAGACATCGAAGATCCGGCCGCTTTGCTGCAAAAGACGTATGAGGAGCTACTTGTAAATAGCCGACCGCTGGTGCAATTCCGTGCCACGATCACAGAAGCAGGAAATTTGGAACTCGGCGACACCGTGTCCATCATTCGAAAAGAACTTGGGATTTACTACAAGACGCGAGTTTTCAGCGTTAAACGTGATCTTTTGGGCGGCTCTCTCGTGGAAATTAACCTTGGAGACAATCTCGATGTATCACAGGCGGACTACAACCGCAGTTTACGGAAAGAAATTGCAGCCGTTGAGAATGACATTTCCGGCGCGATGGAGAGTGCGGTATCGTGGATGCAGCAGACATTGTCCGCATCGATGTTTGACGATGATGCTTACTACTATCGCATGGAAATGGGAAACGACTATCAGCTACCCGCAGGATTGTACACGTTTGACCGGCCAATCGATCAGGCGCCTACAAAAGCGTTGTATTTTGGAGCAGGCAAGCTTGCGGTGTCTAATCAAAAAGACAGTCAGGATAGGTGGATTTGGTCGACATGGGCAACGGGTGACGGCATGGTGGCCGATGTTATCACGTCAGGCACGCTGCTCGCAAATCTGATCAAGACAGGAATCTTATCAGATGCCGCCGGGCGTAACTTCATCGACATGGAAACGGGCGCTTTTAACTTTGGAGACAAGATTACCTACGATCCGGTAACAGGTCAATTCCGAATCGATGGAGCGCTTCTGGTCAGCATGATCAGCGGGCAGAACGACAAGTTATCTGGGAAAAACATCACGTTGGACGGGAACACCACAGTACTGGGCACTTTCTCGGTGCCGGGCAGTTCTCTTTTTGGAACGATTGATGCGCAGACGATCCGTATCAAAAACCAAGACTTGAGCGAATTTGTCCGAGGTTTCTTAAATACTCCGACTTTTTCTACGGGGTTTAATAGCTATCAACCGGCCACCATGAAAGGTACGTCGGTCGCTTTCGGGGCAAACTCGCAATACATTCAGATGCGCGACACAGGCGGGCGGGCACAGATGATCCTCGATGGAACTTTCGCGGTAAAAGGCACAAGCTATTATCACGAAATGAACGCCGGGGGATATCATTCGGGCTTATCTCAATCTTCGAGCCGCAGACTGATAGGAAACAATGGGAGCTGGACGGTAATTGGCGGCGGGTTGGGTGGCACGGCGATCCAAATCAGTGGAGACACAGTCCAATCGAACTACGATGTGGATCTGACCCGCGGTCTGACGTTTGGTGGCTACACGATCACCCGTGGGAGTGACGGGAATCTCAAGTGGAACTAAGTAAGGAGCGCATATGCGAATCGACAGAATTAATTTATCCGTAGACACAGACGGCAAGACCGGGAAAGTGCGGTCAGCGTCCATCTACTTTGAAAATGTGAGCGACATTGGGGAGCGGATATCCGGGCAATTTGCAATCACGCTGGACGAGTACGAAAGAATACAGCGGGAAGAAATCTTGCCCGAGACCATCGCCGAGCAGAAACTCGTGGAAATTCTCCAGGTCAAGCCGGAAGAAGATGTGACAGCAGCTTTTGTGCAGCTGTCGGAGCAAGTGGTGCAAGATGCGCAAAATCTTGCGGTCGCTACCGCAACCGATGTGGCATCTGCAGCCGTGGAAGAAATCAAGGTGCAAGCGATACAGGCGGCGACTCAAGTCGCAGATGTACAGACGGCCATGCTGCGAACCGCTATGCGGAAATTTGTGCGAATCGATGAACTGGAACCGGAGGACATCGCGGACTTGGTGGGGCTGTATGATCCGTGGATAGCGGATGAAGCGGTGGCGGTCGGTGACATCCGATCCTACGACGGCAAGCTGTACAAAGTCGTACAGGCCCACACGACACAGGCAGACTGGACGCCTGACGCTACACCTGCGCTTTGGACAGAGATTGCGCCACCGGAGACGGAGGACGGCGAAGAGATTGTGCCGGACTTTGTGCAACCCACGGGGGCACACGACGCCTACAGCACAGGCGATAAAGTGCTTTTTGAGGGCAAAGTGTATGAATCCTTGATTGATGCGAATACATGGTCGCCCGCCGACTACCCGCAGGGGTGGAAGGAGGTCACTGACTAATGGCAACTTTACAGCAACTTGGAACCGTCCGCCTACGCTTGCGGCTGGGCGGTGATGACTATCAAGAGACGCTCCACGCAGTCCAAGGCGATACCGGTCGCGTGTTAGAATTTGACGTATTAGACGGGGACGGCACGGTCGTCACTGATCTTGCCGGCGTGACCCCGGTCCTTTTCGTACGCCGACCGGATGGAAAAGAAGTCGGATCAGCAACTGGCGAAATCGTGGGTGGTGTCATCCGGATCATCATCCCATCGAGCCTGCTCGCATACGCCGGTGAGACAAAAGCGCAGATACAGCTGGTCGACAGCGCGAATCAGCACAAATTGCACGATCATCTGTACCGCCTGCAAATCGAGGAATCTCTTGAAGCAGGGGCGTCACCCGGCGAGAATCTTTGGTTTTCGCTCGCCGAGCTTACCGAAGCGATAGCGGAAGTGCATCTTCTGGTCGAGCAGTATGACACCGATGTAGCCGCGGTCGCTACCATGCGAGACGTTGTCACCACAAAGCATGGAGAAGTCACCACCATGCATACCAGTCTACAAAGCGTCTTTGATAGCGAGCAAGCACGCAAGACGGCGGAAAGTGGGCGGGTATCTGCGGAGAATGCAAGAAAGACGGCAGAGACGGCGAGAGCTAATGCGTGGTCTACGCTAAAAAACTACTGGGACACGAAGATTAAACCCTTTTGGGATGATACTATCACGCCCGCATGGACAAGTATGGCCGCCGCCTGGGATAGCTGGAGTGAGACTTGGACAGGCTGGGTCAGTGCGGAGAACACACGAAAGTCGAACGAGAATGCACGCATATCGAATGAAAACACCCGCAAAACCAATGAGCAAGGCAGGGTATCAAATGAAACCGCCCGCATACAGCAATGGCAGACGTGGGAAGGTCTAATCGAAGAAGGCGCGATGCCGAATGCGACTTCCACGACTGCTGGCGCGGTCAAAGTAGATGCAATGGCCACGGAGAGTGCACCGTACACAGCCGTCACCACCGGCAAGCTGGCAAGTGACCTGACAGGAAAGGTTGACAAGATCTCGGGCAAGGGATTGTCCACGAACGACTACTCAAATACGGCCAAAAGCAAAGTGGACGCTATCCCCGCGAGTCCGAAATATACAGACACGGTCACAACCATCAACGGCAAGACCGGGACAATCAGTAAGTCGGACATCACAGCGCTGGGCATCCCGGCACAAGACACCGTCTACACCCACCCAAGCACACACCCTGCATCCATGATCACGCAAGACAGCGCGCGACGCATGGTCTCCGACACGCAGATCACCACATGGAACAGCAAGGTCGATAAAGCCGGTGGTCAGATGACAGGCGCGCTCGTGGCCCAGCCGTCTGGCGACACCCGACAGATGCGAAACATCACGATCGGCACGACAGCTCCCACAAGCACGACGGGACACACAGAGGGCGACATCTGGCTGGTGGTGCCGTAATGAAGTGGGTTTATGAGCGGTGGAACATTAAGTGGGATATTAGTAACCCCGACTACTTATCGTCGACCATTGGATCTATAGTATATCCGATAGATATCGCCACCCTACAAGCTTCGGAAACAGGTGTAACTGAGATGGACGCTCCCGGCATGGTTCTTAGCTCAAAGCGGCGCGATGATTATATAGCGGGCGTATTGACATACTGTCAGTATGGGGTGCCCAGACAAAGTGGAAATATCCCCCAATTCAGTATTACGCAGTCGACCCTTGCCCAGCGCCGCATCAAAGACGAGCGCCTTGAGGATATCGTGCTCGAAGAAGGCACCGTCCCCGACGACGGCATCCACACGGACGGCTATTGGTACGTCAAAGTAAAACCCGCTTTTCCCACGATGCGCATCCTGCGTGATGGTCAGTGGGCCGAAGTTGAGACGGGCTACGTCCTCAAAGACGGCGTCTGGAAGTCGATCGAGGAGATCTACAAGCTGCAGGACGGACAGTGGGTGCAAGCATGATAGCCGACAGAAAGGGGGAGGATGCATGGATATCAACGAAATATTTGTGGTCGTAGCAAATAACGGCATCCAGATCGTGCTGTCCGTCCTGTGGATCGTCATCCTCATCACGGTCATCCGCATGGCCCCGTCGTGGGGACGGGCGGCCTTTAATCTTATCCAGAAGCTCAATGACACGATTGAAGACAACACGGAGCTGCTGCAATTTACGAAAGACCTGCACGAGAAGATGGAAACTACGGATGCTGAGCGGCACGATCTGGTGACGGAAAAGTTGGATAACGCGGTGTCGGAAATACGCGGGGTTCGGGAGCTGCAAGAAGAAAGTGACGAAAAAGTGAACCTCAAGCTGGATCGAATTGAGCGAGCGCTGATCGATGAGATCAAAGAAAGGAGTGAAATCCATGAGTAACATTAGAATCCTACTCGACCCCGGGCACGGCGCAGGTCGTGCGCATAACCGGGGGTTTGTAGGGGGCGACAACGAAGGCGATGCGAATTTTAACTACTGCACCGGCCACTTAAAACCCGCGCTGGAGCGCAAAGGTTTCATCGTGGGCATGACCCGGCAGAAAATCACGGACGACCCCACGTTGGCAGAACGGGGCGCAATGGCGGCAGGTTACGACCTGCTTTTTTCATCGCATTCAAACGCGATGGGCACGCCGAATTCCGGCGCGTCCGGCACGGAAATATGGGATAGTGTACAGCGACCGAATCGCGCGCTTGCGGATGCTTTATGCAAGGCGATTAGTGGCGCGCTCAATATAACGAACCGAGGCGTAAAGTACAGAAAACAATCAGACGGCCGGGACTGGTATGGCGTCTTGCGAGGAAGTAAAGCCAAGTCGGCTATGCTGGTGGAGCACTTTTTCCACGACAACGCGACTGACGTCAATAAGTGGTGGAGAAACTACAAACAGGTAGCCGAAGCCACAGCCGACACACTTGCAGCTTACTATCATCAGTCGAGCGACAAAGAGTGGACGGCGGAAGAATTTATAGACTATCTTGCACCTTTGGCGCAGGCAGACTACAAGAAGTCGGGCATCTTGCCGTCGGTCACGATTGCACAGGGCATGGTAGAGAGCGCAAACGGAAACAGTGAGTTGGCCAGAAAGGCGAACAATTTGTTCGGGATCAAGGCGAGCGCGCCGTGGACAGGCGATAGGTACAAGAAGACTACGAGCGAGTTTGTGAATGGCGGGTACGTCAAAGTCGATGCCTACTTCCGGAAGTATAAATCATGGGAAGAAAGCGTCAAAGATCATGGCGAGTTTTTCCGGTCGACGCCGACCCGGGTACAGCTTTACAAACCCGTCTACACGGCGAAGGATTGGCAGACCGCCGTACATGCGCTGACGGGCACGTATGCGACGAGTCCGACTTATGCACAGACCCTGACGAAACGGATTGAGGACTACAGACTGAACAGGTATGATCCGGGCATGGTACAAGATGATCCGGTGCTTGCTCCTGTGCCAGAATACACTCCCTACCACATCGGCGTGTATGCGCATAGCACGACAGACCTTGGCGGCGTGCTGCGCATCGTTTCGCAGGTGGAGGGAGCGGTACTTGTGGATGCCAGTAGGGTAGACCCGACGTACTACAAAGAGATTATCCAAGTGGGTGGCCCGAAAGATGACAAGGCGACGATTCACTTGAGCGGGGCAAATCGCACAGAGACAGATGCGGCCGTGACCGCATGGTTGGCGGAACAATGAAGCTAAACACGATCTACAATGAAGATTGCTTGGAGGGTATGAAACGGATACCGGATGAAAGTGTGGACTTAGTAGTTACAGACCCACCTTATAAGACAATCGGGGGCGGGGATTCTAATTCACGATACGTGACGGACGTAATATTAAACAGAAAGAATATTATAAACGGGAAGCTTTTTAATCACAACGATACATCATTCTCCACTTGGATTCCTGATGTTTACAGAGTGCTTAAAGATGCTACTCATTTTTATGTAATGGTAAATGACAAAAACATGCACGAACTAATGGACGCATGTGTAGCAAGTGGGTTTCAGTTAGTAAACATCTTAATTTGGAAGAAAAACAATGTGACACCCAACAAGTTTTATATGAAGAATTGTGAGTTCATTTTATTGTATCGAAAAGGGGGACAACGTTGGATTAACGACATGGGGACGAAACATCTATTAGAAATAGATAATATAAGGAACAAAAAGCACCCCACTGAAAAGCCAATCGAACTAATGGAAATTTTTATATTAAACAGTTCGAAGACAGGCGATATCGTACTTGATCCCTTTGTAGGGGCAGGGTCAACCGCTTTAGCCAGCAAGAAAAACGACCGCCAATACATCGGTTTTGAACTGGACAAAGATTATTACAACATCGCACAAGACAGGATTAAGAACCACGAACAACAATTAACCTTGGAAGTGCGGCCGTGACAGCATGGCTGCAGGAAAGGAGTAAGAAATGAGCTGGAAAACAAAACTATCGAGCAGAAAATTGTGGGTCGCGATCATCGGCTTTGTATCGGCTTTGCTTATGGCGTATGGAGCGGATCCAGGTACGGTGGAAAAGGTGACGTCGGTCATCATGGCGGGCGGCGTGCTGATATCGTACATCTTGGCCGAGGGCTGGATTGATGCCAGTCGGGAGAAAGCGGATACGATTGACATCGGCGGCGAGTTTGATGGAAGAGAGTAGACGCCGTCCTGCCCCGTGGCTGATAGCGGCGCTGAAAAAGCGTGCGCAGGAGAAAGCGGAGCAAGAAGAAGAAGTAGAGCAGGAAGAAGTGGAAGAGTGTGGCACTTGAGAGTGAGATTGCAGCTGTATGCTGACAGATACGAGAG